TTATCCCTTCTCCACCCAAATACTCCAACATTCAGGATAGGAAAATACGCTCAAAGACTTGTCTTTCTTGACATCCCACTTTCCATAAACAGAGCCATACAACCCCCGTCTCCTCAACTCTTCCCGCTTTTTAAAACTGTTCACAGCAACGAAAGAAACATCCGACCAAGGAATGGTAGCTGCAATCTGCACCTCTGCCTGCGGATCAGTTGTCAAATACGCAGGAATACCCAGTTCTTTTCGAAAAAATTCATGCCCACGACGCGTTTCCCCCCTTTCATCAAACATTCGACGAACAGCCTCGACACCCATAAGATCACACTCGTCCATTTCTCTACACTCATGAGACGCTGCATTACTTGGATAAAATAGCACTTGATCCACAGACAAGCGAGCTAGGCACTCTATTTTGATGAACAGAACAGCAATATCATCCCCCTCTTTCGCAAGTAACTTACGATAACGATACATCATCAGGTAGTTTGGAAACGACAGGGAGAAACATGACATATGCTTACCACCATCAAGCCTCATACCATCTAACGCTTTAAACTCGACATCACCACACTCCTCAAGTTCAATTCGCGGAACGATACCTCGGCGCCGAATTCCTTCTAGGTTCGAAACAGGGGTAAAGTGAACCAGATGCTCAACTTCCCTTTTCTCCAAATATGAAACAATTTCTCGCACAGCACTTCCTTTCAACACAAATCAACATCGATCTTCATGGGGCATGCGAACTCAAAACAGAAGCGGTCGGACTTCAATTTCGTTACCGGTAACTGTAGCATAGTCGGATTAGTTGCCACACGTAAAGCTGCTGTTCATTCACCTCCATCACGAACAAACCGTTTCTTAATACTATCTCACCGAGGCCTCGCAACATAGTTTCACCGAAGCACCTCGCCAGCAGCCCGGTTCTGACTTCACTCATAGCAAACCGCCATACAGTCGAAAACTCCGCACTATTTTTATGTATCTCGATGTAGATACTCCCACACATCATCCACTTCACACAGCATCAGCAGGAGCCTTATTGTCCGATTTCGTTGACCACAGAAGGACCAGGACACAGGCAGAATTTTTCCAACAACGATTCGTGCTGAATTTGTCTGCACAATACTCAACACACCGGCGCCAAGCATTCTGAACATGCAACCAAGGCTGGGAGATAAGAGAGGCGCCATATCTGGGAGCAACGCACGCACAAACCAACAACGTCTCCAGCTACACCTACCGCCCGCAGCGCGCGTGGATGAAGGCACCGACGCTATGGGCCCCGAAGCCGAGCAGGCTATAGCCCACCCCGTAGATGAGCGCGCTGTCGTTGAGGAACAGGTACATCGGCGCCAGGAAGCACACGAAGGGCGCGAGCAACCACAGGAGGCTGAAGCCCTCCTTCACGCCATCCCATGCACCGAACCCCGTTGCAAGGATCGGCAGGATCGCGAGCAGGATCAGGAACACGAGGCTCTTCACGATCTCCATCGAGTCCGAGACGCGCGAGAGACTAAACCACGCCGCCGGCACCAGCAGGTAGATGCCGAACAGCACGGCGATACGAATCCACGTTGATTTTGTCGCCCACCTCATGACTCAATGATAGCCGCGTCGCATGAATAAAAAAGCACTTTGACACGTCCACTGTGCGGGCCGCGAAATGGGCACAAACAAACCAGCGTCGCGGCGCGCGACGCTACCAGAGGGGCGACGGCTACTTGCAGAAGCTGCCGAAGAAACCGCGCTTCTTCTCGGCGGCCGCGTACTCCTCGTCGGAATGGTCCTTATCGCACCACTGATTGGCGGGAACCTGCTCCTTCACCGAGTCGATGTGCTTGCCGCAGCCCTTCCAGGTGGTCTTTCCGCATACCTCGCAGGTGGTGGGTCGACACATGATTGCCTCCTTCGTTGTTGTGCTTCGGATCCCTCAGCGGATCCGCTACATGGTGTTTCGAGCTTCCCCTCCTCCTCAGGCGGATTACTCCGTCGGATGAGGCCAGTCGGAGGACCGAGTGCTCGGTTTTATCGATCATTATGCTCTCGGTTTTGACAAGAAATTCTACTGCTTCGAACTGTGACACGGGATCGTTTTCAAGGCCGAAATCCTCAGGCTCACTCCTCCCCCTTCACCAGCACGGCCTCGGCCTTCTCTCCGAGCCATGCCCGCAGCGTCTGGATGCCGCCCGACAGCATGGTGACGTTGAAACCCGCGTGGCGCACGATGCGGTAGCCGATCCAGGAGCGCACGCCCGCCGCGCACATGACGACGAAGGGCTGTTCGCCGACGCTCCCGTCGACCCAAGCGCGGACTTCATCGAGGCGGTCGCGCAGCTGGGTGTGGGGAATGTTGAGGGAGTTCGGCATGTGCCCGGCCGCGTACTCCCCCACGGTGCGCACGTCGAGGACCGGCATGTCCTCGGTGAGGGCGTCCGGGCCGGTGAGGACAAGCTCGCCGGTCAGCACATTGTGGGCGACCATGCCGGTCTGGTTGACGGGGTCCTTGGCCTGGCCGTAGGGCGGCGCGTAGGCGAGGTCCAGGTCGATGAGGTCCGTCGCCTTCAGGCCCGCTCGCATGGCGGTGGCGATGACGTCGATGCGGCGGTCCACGCCATCGGCGCCCACGGCCTGTGCGCCAAGGATCGCTCCGTCCGCGCCCACGTGCATGATGATGTGCACGGGCTGGGCGCCCGGGAAATAGCCCGCATGCTGGTTGGCGTGCGTGTGCACCGTGAAGTACTGCGTTCCCGCCGCGTCCAGGGTCGCGCGGTTGGCCCCAGTCATGGCGGCAGTAAGGCCCCCGATCCGAACGATCGCGGTGCCCTGGGGGCGTGGGATCTGGCGCGCGGTGGCCTCGCCGTGTTCCGCATCGGCGATCGCGTCGGCGACGAGGCGTCCCCCGCGGTTCGCGGGTCCGGCCAGGGCGACGGGGCGGTCGTGATCACGGCCGACCGTGCCATCACCGACCGCGTAGACGTCGTCGGCGCTCGTACACCCATGTTCATCAACGAGGATGTAGCCGCGGCTGGTCTCGATGCCCGCGGCCTCGGCGAAGGCGGTGTCGGGGCGCACGCCGGTCGACAGGACGATGACGTCGGCGCTCAGCTCTGTGCCGTCGGACAGCGTCACGGAGTCATGGTCGTCGCCGTGGGTGATGGACTGGGCGGCGACGCCCGCATGGACGTGAACGCCGAGGGCGCGCAGCTCCTGCGTGACCAGCGTGGCCATCTCGACTTCGAGGGGCGGCAGGACGTGCTCGGCGAGCTCGAGGAGGTGGGTTTCGAAACCGCGAGCGGCGAGGGCCTCAGCGGCCTCAATGCCGATGAAGCCGGCACCGAGCACGATGGCGCAGGTACCCGATGCTTCGCGCAGGGCAAGAGCATCGTCAACCGTGCGCAGGGTGTGCACGCGCGGGGAGTCGAGGCCGTCTATCGGAGGCCGGCTGGCGAGGGCTCCCGGGGAGAGGATCAGGTGGTCGTAGGTGAGCGTGTAGGCCTCGCCGGTCTCCGTGTTGGTGACCTGGACGCTGTGGGCGCCCGGGTCGATCGCGGTGACATCGGAGTTGATGCGGACGTCGAGGTTGAGCGCCGCCTTGAGCGATTGCGGGGTGTGGAGGAGGAGTTTGGAGGGGTCTTCGATCTCACCGCCGACGTAGTACGGCAGCCCGCAGTTCGCGAAGGACACGTACTTGCTGCGCTCCAGCACGATGATCTCGGCGCCCTCGTCGCGCCTACGCAGGCGCGCAGCCGCGCTCATGCCACCGGCGACTCCTCCGACGACTACTACTCGCATGCTCAGCTCACTTTCTGGCTCGAGGGCTGGTCTTCTTTAACTGCTCTGAGGATACTCCCCCGCGTTTAGATTAGTGCCCGTAAGCCAACCTCGCTTGTTCTGACCTTAAACCAAATGGCGCCGCAGATTCATAGGTCAGGACAATGAGTGCACCTCACGAACACGGTAACGCCCCGGACACTAAACGCGTCCGGGGCATCACCGTCAGGCCCAGCGTCGCGCAGCCTCGCGGATTTGATCCACATACTGATAGATGTCTTCGACCGAGTTGATGTTGTAACGTTCCTCAGTCTTATCTTCGTTGACGAACGCAATCACCTTTCGGCGACCGAAGTAGCACCGAAGAATCGGACGCCGATTATTGTCGTCAGCAAGGACGGAGAAGTAGGAACGCACGTCACGGTAGGTGATGCGTTCAAACGGCAGTTCAGCACACGCAATGGCCTTCACGATCCGATAAGCAGCGAGCTCCTCCTCGGTTGTTTCAATGCCATCTGACACTTCCTCGACTTGCACCTCTTCGTTAACTTCTTCTTCCACGTCATCGGGTACCGGCATCACCGTGTTCACATCCGCACCCAATGCACTCTTCAACCGATCATTGATCCGTTCATTGAGGAACTGGCGAAGAGCTTTGTCCGTGAGTACAGTGAACTTCTCCAGGACCTGCTGCGTCACACGCCCTTCGTAGACACGTGAGGCAAAAAGCCTCACGAAGTCCGCAGAAGGCTCTTTAAACTCCATGCCCACTTCACGCTTGATCGCTCCGAGATACTTGAGCTCCTCCGCAGCACTCACGATCGACGTCAGATCGAAACGTTCCTTCGTGAGCTTCCTCAGCTCAGGCAGGAAAGTCTCATCAATATCCGCAAGATCCAGAACCAAGAAAGGCCTTGAATCCATGACATTGGGGGCATCCAGGTCCGTGTAGAAGTTATAGACACGGCCGTTGGTGAGCACCGCGATTCGTGCCTTCGTCACTGAGAAGTAGCGATACAGCTGAGCGGCATGCTCAGGCGTAAGGTCACCGGCAACTTTCTTGCATTCGATGAGAATCCGAACTTCACCACCATCCATGATGGCGTAGTCAACCTTTTCGCCGCGCTTGGTACCAACATCCGCCGTGAACTCGGGTACGACCTCTTGCGGATCGAAGATGTCATAGCCGAGAACAGTTGAGATGAATGGAAGGATGAATGCGGTTTTCGTTGCTTCTTCAGTCTCGATGTTCTCCCATTGGTCAGCAACCTTGCCAGCCAGGAGGGTGAGAGCGTCTTCAAAGGCCACCATTGACTCCTTGTTGAAATGCGTGAGCTTCCTCTATAACTCTAATCACACTTCACCCATGTATGTCAAGTAAGCTAGCTAGCCGCCCCCGAACCACTTCGACAGCTCTCCCTAGCCTCCACTGCGAGATTGATGGAACCCCATACAAAACACCGGGGCGCACCTTAGTGTGTGTCACGCACGTGTGTCACACACCGAGGCATGCCCCGATTTACCGCAGAATCATGCGGTTTTTGTTGTGGAGATGGGGGGAATCGAACCAGAATGGCGGAATTGCAACGAAAAACGGGGGCACACCCCGTTTTGCACCACTACAACGCCACAAGCATGCGCGGAGGCCAGCGCCGAAGTCCGTGACACCTGCTTCGCTTGTAGTTACACATGCTCATATGCAAACTATGGAACGATATTCACATCTGACGGAACATCTTCCCTATTTCCTCGACGGGCAGACGACAGTTTTTAGTTCCCTCGTTCTTTGTGGCGCTTCCGCGCTTTGAGCATGTCCCCGAAGCTCTTTTGCTTCCACCAGGGTGTTTCGGCGAGCTCGTCAAGCTTAGAGGCTCTTTCTTCATCTGTGATGCGGGCTTCCGCTGCTTCCTCCACCTTTGCTTTTGCGGCGGCAGGACGTAGTTTCGCCACGAATCTCATTGCGTCGTTGACGTGCTTGCGGTCAACGCGGATCATCCACGCGTACTCGTCTCCCTCAATAGCGAGCCACTTGTCCCCGCCGCTTTTCTTCTTGACTGCTAACGCGAAGATTCCTAACGCGACGATCCGCGTTGCGGTGACTCGCTCCTGAAGATCTTCGCCATCTTCTAGTTGGACTCCTCGCACGCTCGCGAGCGGATGGATCTCAGGGGGAGCTGAGAGGATACTTCCCGGACGGAAAATGATTTCAGTCGGGGTGAACGTCAGGGATTCACCATCTGGTCCTGAGAATTTGGTGATGAATATGCCCATGATTTCACTTCTCTTTCGTTGAGATTGCGACGCAGATCATGTGTCACACGCTACTCTGTAAGCGTGTGGCGCGGCAGAAGTTTCGCTGAGCGAGACACCCGCGTCTCATCCACCGCTGCCACGCCTCAATGACCCAGGCGGGGAGGTCAAGCTCGTCGGTGCGCATCATGTCCCAGCTCGGGGCGTCATCCCAACCTCGGAGGAGATGCCTCCCCTACTGCCTCCTCACCCAAGCGACGCTCAGCGAGAGCGGAATCCGCTTCATCATAGGGACGACCGGTCTGTGCAGAGAAGAGTATCTTCCACCCTTCAACGCCAAGGACCTCGGCAATCCGTTCGATCTCTCCTGCCGTCGCCGCGCGGCCACGCTTGAGAATGTCGCCAAGACGGGTGAGTTTCACACCTGATTTTCGAGAGAGTTCTCGAAGACTAACGCCGGAAAGTATCTGTTGCTCAGACAACAGTCTCGCCACTTCAGCATCGAGCTCAGCTGCAACAAGCGCGTTTCCCATACGTTCAATGTTCGCACATGCGAACGGTTGTATGCAAGTCAGGTTGACAATGTTCGCTGTTGCGAACATACTTGACTTATAACCGTTCGCAACAACGAACATCGGGAGACGGAGATGCAATCAGAAAACGCGAGCAAGAAGAGGCTCGCAACCGTGATCCGCGAAGAGATGGCTCACGCTGGCCTGTCGATCACCGAACTAGCTGATAAGACAGGACTAAAGCGTCCCTACCTCTCACTGAGGCTGAACGGACACAGAGGCTTCAACGCGGATGACCTCGACAGAATTGGGCGAGTTCTTGACGTCCCAGGGTGGGAGTTGATGTATCGCGCTCGCGGTAGGGAGGCTACGGCCTCGTCCGTGGGCGCGCCCGCCCGCGATAGGGGCGGGTATGCGATCCAGGACGAGGCTTCGGGCGTGGTCCTGTTGGAGGCGCGTCACGTCGACCTCGATGGGGGTGACGCGGCATGAGCAGCATGACTACGGGCATGCCTTTTGAGACGGGGCGCTGGTATTCGGCGGCGCAGGTGCGGGAGACTCTGAGCCTGTCGCGAACGACCGTCGAGCGTCTCGGCACCTCGGGTGCCGTGCGGGCAATCAAGATCGGGTCGTCTGTCCGCTACTGCGGCGCCGATCTCAACGCACAGTGCCAGGCCCTCGGGCCTGGAGCGATTCAGCAAACCTCCACCTCAGTCAGGGGTGATGCAGCATGAAGCGCGGAGAAGCAGAGGAGCTGGGGGGTGAGTCCTCGTGACCCCGGGGTGGGTGACCCCGAAGGGCGCGGCGGACTACTTGCAGGTGTCTGAGTCCACGTTGTACGCGCTGCGCCGGGCCGGGGATGGTCCCCGGTACGCGAAGCATGGGCAGTTGGTCCGGTACTCGATCGCAGATTTGGACGCATGGATGCGTCAGAACATGGAGAACTCTCATGAGGATGAATGAAAGCTTGGTGGGCGGGCACCCGTGTGCCGGGGCACCCGCCCACCGGGAGAACACGATTAGCGGATCACTTGCCGGATTCCTTGATGGTCGTGTTCGGGTGGCCCTTACCGTAAGTGGCCGTGACGAAACGTCCGGTCACGGCGCTTCGGTAAGTGCCCTTGGAGGACTTGCCGCCTCCGCTCTTGCTGCTTTTCGCCATGCCTGTCACCTCCTTTCATGCGAACTCAAACGCCCTCAAATGGGCGCTGGTCGCATGGTACGGCCCTGCGTGGGCATTTGCGTCCACCCAGCTGTGGGGGCAGACGTGGTCGGGGGTGACGCAGCGTGATGCACGGAGAAGCAGAGGCCCGCAAGGCTACCAAGGAGGCCCGTCAGGCTGTCATCAAGGCGTGCGCGGACCTGCGTGAAGCAGAGATGTTCCTCGATGCTTTCAAGAGTCATGATCGTTCGGCGGTGGGTGGCGGGGGTGCTCGAGCGGCCTCGTCGGCCGACGTCGCGAACACTCATCAGTCGAACATCCGTGAGGATGTGCAGCCCTGCAAGGTTTTGCCTGTGGACCATGACCATGAGGTGTACGCGGAGAGTCGTCTCCTGGAAGCAGGGTCGGCGCTGCAAAAGGCAGCGCTCGTCCTCGGGTCGCCTCACATTAGGCACTGGTTCGATGAGAGGCTTCTCGCTCGCGCTCAGGGTGATTTGATGCAGATTCAGGTGCAGATGCTAGCGAAGCTGCAGCGCCTAAACGCACGCACGATCAATGAACTATCTGCGTCTCAGGGGGACGATCATGGGCGTGTCGCTGTCGGCGATGTCGAGGACGAGCTCGTCAACGTGCCCGTCGGTCATCGCGGGGGTCTCGAAGATGCGTTGGCTGCTGCCGGGGTTGAGCGTGAAGGGCAACGGGACTGCGAAGATCTCCTCGGTGTCGTTGGTGATTGCGTTGACTGTGACGGGGGCGGTCCCGGTGTTGCGTAACGCGAAGGTGTCTTTGCTTTGCCATTCGACGGAGAAGGCGTGCTCTGCGGGTGCTGGGTTGAGTGCTTCGGCGATCTTCTCGATGGCTTCGCGTTGCCGTGTTGCGTTCGCGTCGGCTTTCTCGGCGGCGTCGCGTGCCTTCTTTGAGGCGTTCGAGTGCCACCAGGAGAACGCGGCTCCGACGATGGTCAAGACGGCGCACACGGCGCTAACGACTGCTGATATTTCCATTGATTCCTCCTCGGTGAGGTGTGAACTCTGCGTGATTCGACGCGGAGTGTTGGTTGGACACCCTCACCTTACCGAGAAAGGGACCGTCCGTGGTGCGGATGGTTCGTCTTCCTCAGTGTCTTCCTCCGCTGAGGGAGGCTCCGGCCTGCCGGGGGCAAGTGCTCATACCCCGGCAGGCCGCACCGTTCAGGTATCGAGGTACAGATTTCTGCGTCGCCGCGAGGATGGTTCGGCGCGCAGTTAGCTCCGTGGGGTCGGGTTTGAGTGTTGGTGGGTTGCGAGTCTCCGCCCGGCCCCACGGTCCCCAGGTAAAGAAAGTGCCCCGGCCGATGGTGGTCGGCCGGGGCTGTCCCAAGAAAGGACTGTCAGTCATGAGTCAGATTACCACGTCCGAGACGGTGGCGTTGAGTGCGCCGGTCTTGGAGGGGCTGCGTCGCTTGGATCAGGTGATGCGCAGTCGCCGACGTCAAACGGCGGCGCAGAAGAGGGTTGCGCTCGCGCGGTCTCGCGCGCGGGCGGCATTGCAGGCGAAGGAGGATGAGAAGTGAGCTCGTTGAACGTCGCCCGGGTGCTGGTGGCGCTGGTGCTGGTGGCGCTGGCGTGGTGGCTCGGATCCCTCATTGACGGGTGGGTGGCGGCTGCGGCCGCGATCCTCCCCCCGGTGTTGCTCGCTGAGCGCCTGGTCTACGTCGCGTGGAAGGAGGCACGGGCATGAGGAGCGTCGAGATGGTGGTCGAGTACCCGATCGAGGACTCGAATTTCCCGATGCCGCACCTGATTGCCGCCGCGAACGCGGCGTTCGTCGAGGAGGCCGAGCGGCAGGGCCTACTGCTGATGTCGGCCCCATGTCCGTCTGTGATGCATGCGCGCCGCGTCGTCGAGATCCGTGCGGCCGTCGTGGAGAAGCCGGATTGGGTGCCGCCGACGCCGTCGGCACCGACGTTTGAGTGCCCGAACTGCGGCACCACGATTTTTGCGGCAGGACAGCCAGAGAAGGAAGAGGCAGAGAAGTGACAGATATGGACATGGTTATGGCGGCGGGCCTTGTAATTTCGCTGTTGGCGCTGCTCACGCTTTCCCTGTGGGAGGACTGGCATATGAGGACTCATGAGTTCCGCGACATGGAGCGCCGTCTGCTGGAGATGCAGGAGTCTCGTCGAGGGGGTGAGGAGCAGTGAGCACGGTGATCGACGCGAGCGACGTGCAGGCTCGCACTGTCGCGGAGACGATGCTCGGCATGGTCGGCGACGACGGTCACGTTGAGGTTGCGCAGGCTGAGCTGGCGCGCCTGACTGGCCTGTCCGCTCGGACGCTGCGTCGTGTGCTTGATCGGCTTCGTGAGGCTCACTGGATTAGCGTCGTGCGCGAAGCGACTCCGAACGCACCCGCGCGTTACGACCTCACGGATCTGCAGGATGTGGCGAAGGCGGTCGGCCTGGAGCCGCGCCGCGAAGCTCCCACGACCGTGTCCACCACGGGCACTGGCGTGCTGTCGGCCGAGGTCGCGGCGGACCCGATTGGGGCCGTCGAGCCTGGCCAGCGGTGGCTGGTCGACCCGACGCTCCTGCAGGCCGGGTCTAACGTTCGTACCAACTTGCGTGTCAGCCCCGAGTTCGTGGAGACGATCGCCGGCCTCGGTGTCCTCAAGGACATCGACGTGTATCCGACCCTCACAGGCCTGGTGGTCCTTGACGGGCACCGCCGTCATCGCGCGGCCATCGAGGCGGGCTTGGAGACGGTTCCGGTGAGGATCGTCGACGTGGCGGGCGAGACCGAACGGATTGGTCTGCAGCTCACGGAGAACGATGCTCACGAGCACACGTCGGCCGTGGATCGCGCCCGTGCCATTAACCAGCTGGTCCTGATGGGCCTGCCGGCCTCCGAGCTGCGCAAGCGCGGCGTGAAGGCCAGCGAGGCCACGATGGCGCGCAGGGTCGCTACCGCTTCGCAGGAGGTAGCGACCCTTGGGGAGTCGGCGAATCTAGGCCTCGATGATCTCGCGAAGATCGCTGAGGCTGAGGCTGAGCTACCCAAGGACATCGCGGGCACGGTCGTCGAGGAGATTCGCGAGGCCCCCGGCAAGATCGATCATGTCCTCAAGCGCGCACGCGACGAGGCTCGCCGCCGTCGAGTGTATGAGGATGCGGTCCTCGAGTTGCGCCAGCAGGGTATCCACGTCATTACAGCTGACGAATTCTATGACGGTTTCCCGAAGACCAACCAGTACCTGTGGAACTTGGTCGACGAGTACGGCAACGCGGTTGAGCCGCACGACAACTGCCCCGGCAACGCGGCGTATGTCTCGGTGGGCGGCTCGGGTGAGGACACGAGTGTGTTCACGCGCTTCGTGTGTATGGACTACGCGTCTCACGGGCACTTCACCCGTGAAGACAGAGCGCGGACAATGCAGGAAGCCGATCGCGCTGCGACTGTCGCGGCGAACCGTCAGGCAGCTCAAGAGGGAGAAGTGCGCCGTACGTGGATTCGGGACGTGCTCTTCAAGCGGGCGCTGCCGAAGGACACGGCGCTCCTGGAAATGCCTATCATCTTCCACCATTCCCAGGTGTCCGATGTGTCGAAGGGTAAGGGCCGCGCCCTCATCGGCTTCGATGAACTGAGCTACGGGGTTACCACGTCGGCCGCGCAGGCGGCTAAGGCGCGCCTCGCGTGGTGTATCGGCGTCCTCGAGGGCGGCATGGGCCGTGATTACTGGCGTAGCCCCAACAGTGAGCGCTTTGACGCCCTCGTGCATCTCTACCTGCGATCACTGGAGAGGTGGGGCTACACCCTGGGCGAGGGTGAGGAGGCCTTCTGTGAGAAGGTCGAGGCGGCCCCCGAGGTCGTCGCGTGGGGGCTGCCTGGTGGGGAGGCTCTCCGATGACTGGCGAGGCATCGACAATGGTGGTTGTGGCTCGGGCTGCGTTGGAGGGGGCGCTGCGTGCGGCCTTGCCGCACGTGGCGCGCCGGATTCCCGAGGATGCCCCGGACAATGGCGCGGGCTTGCTGCGTCTGGCTGTCGTCCAGGATTGCGTGATGGTGCTTGCCTCCGCGATTGATCGCAAGCGCGCGATCGCTGTGCGGTTCAGCATCTACGACGGCGACGGTGGAGGGGAGGACGTGCCCTCGGTGTGGCTGCGTCGCTCTGCTGTTGAGTCGTTGGCGACGTTCCTCGCGGGGTCGCCCGTTGAGCGGGTGAGCCTGGTCCTCGATGAGGGTGAGGGCATCACTGTCCAGGAGACGGGGGTCCTGTATGGGCCGCAGATGGCGCGTGTCGCTCCGGCGGCTGAGCCGATGGATGAGGACCGCGTTGATGCGGCGCGCCTCCTGCTGGATGGTGCTCATGGAGTTCTCTATCAGGATGCGGCCGTGGAGATGGACCCTGCCGTCGTGCGCACGTTCGCGGCGTCGGCGGCGGCCTGGCAGATTCCTCTGCGGGTCCGCGTCGGGGACGGGGAGGGGCGTTCGTCGTTCATCTGGGGCACAGACGCGTGCCTCGGGTGGTCCGCTGGATCAGTCATGGTCCAGGCCCCCGTGACGGGCGAGCTCCTGTACGACGGCCCGTCGATCCCCTACCTGGAAGCTGCGCTGCTTCCACCTGTGCCCATGGGGAGCGTTGGGCTGCCGCCGGGGCTGCGTGTCTACGAAGGTAGGGAGGACTTGTGACCACTAACGACAACACTGTGTTCAGCGCTCTCGAAGATGCTGTGTCTGCCCTGGTCGCAGAAAAGCACGGGCCGGAATGTGTGGTGGGGTCTTGGATCCTCGTCGCGGAGAGCATCGCCCCGGAGGATGGCAAGGACAGGAGCGCGTGGCTGTGTGAAGGTCAGGGATCGCCTATGTCGCGGCGTGGCCTCGTCGAGTGTGCGCGCGACATGTACGCGCGGTCAGTGAGGAGGTTCGGCGATGACTGAAGAGGAACTCACGGAGATCGAGCGCGCGAATCACGTCCGTGCCCTCGAGCGGGAACTATCGCGGGTTCAGGCGCATGCGATCAAAACAGCGTCCGCACTGATCGATGTCGGCGCTGCGATTGCCGAGAAGTACGCGCAGACCCCCGAGCAGCGCGTGAGTATCCGCCGGACCATCGGCACCGTTGTTGACGAGCTCATCGACGGCCTCTATCCGCAGGCAGGAGATGAGCGAGATGAGTGACGAGACCTCGGCCCCGCTGTGGGAGATCGGGCCTTTCGATCTTCCGCAGGCGGACATGCTTTCCCTCAACGGCCGCGCCGACCGGCGCACGCTGTCCCCGCGGATTCGGACCCTTCGCATGCAGGCCCGCGTGATGGCGCGCGCGGCCTGCTGCCCCAGCCTCGAGCGGGCACGTCTCGTCGCGTGGGTTCGTTTCCCGGACGGCCGACGCCGCGATCTCCACAACTACATGCCCACCTTGAAGGCTCTCGTCGACGGGCTGGTGGACGCGGGCCTGCTCCCGGACGACGATGCGCGCCGCCTGCAGGGACCGGACATGCGCCTCGATCCCCGTCACACCAGCAAGCGGATGGGAATCCCTATGTGCTCCATCCGATTCACCGTCATGCCATTCGAAGAAAATGAGGAGGACCCCGAATGAGCGGCGAAACATTCATAACCCTCGTCGGTAACCTGACCGCCGACCCCACACTTCGCTGGACGCAGTCCGGCTCCGCCGTCGCTGACTTCACGGTGGCCTCCACCCCGCGAACCTACGATCGCAACGCCGGTGAGTGGCGCGACGGTGACACCCTCTTCATGCGCTGCTCCGTGTGGCGCGATGTCGCCGAGAACGTCGCAGAGTCGCTGCGCAAGGGCATGCGCGTCATCGTCTTCGGCCGCCTCACGCAACGCTCCTACGAAACGCAGCAGGGTGAGCGTCGCACAATCGCTGAGATGCAGGTCGACGAGGTTGGCCCCTCCCTGCGTCGCGCACGTGCGCAGGTCACCAGACACCCTGCCGCTGATGGTGGGGCAGGATACCCGCCCCCGCCTCCACCTGCGTCCCCCCAACCCGCCCAGACAACGCAGCAGGCCCCGCAGCAGCCCGCGCCCCGCCAACCTCCTACGCAGGAAGACCCCTGGGCACGCCAGGTACCCCAAGAGGATCCTTGGGCGCGGCAGGGATCCCAGCCAGCTGCGAACTACGCTGCGTGGGAACCCCCGTTCTGATGGCTCTCAAGGTGCGAACAGGCTGGGGTGTCGACCCCGCCGAACCCGACGAGAACCCCCGGCGCTGCCCTAGGTGCGCGACGCCGATACTCCCGGGCCGCGCCCTCTGTCACCCCTGCTACGTCCGGGCCGAGCAACAACGCCGCGCCTTCACGGAGCGAGCTTGGATGACCAGAAACTACCCCAATTACAGGCCACGCAGCCTGTTCCCCGAAGACTACGACCAAGAGGAGGTGACCAGATGACCTGCAACGGCCCGACGCCCCGCATGTGCGACTCATGCGGCGGCGCAATCAACCCCGTCACCGGCGAATGCCGGTGCTCAGACTAGAAAGCGACACACATGTTCTTCCAACTCGGCGACGAGCTCCGGGGCAATCCGAAGATCCAACGCCTCGCCCGCCGCGCCATGACCGGGGACCTCAGCGGCCTCGCCGCACTCGGCATGTGGGCGCTCGCGGGCACGGCGTGCCAGCAGGGCCTCACCGATGGGGTGGTTGCGACTGAGACTTTGGTTTCGGACACGCTCAACCTCGAGGTGGCGACCCGGCTGGCGGGGATGCTCGTCGAAGAGGGGCTTTGGCATGCGCCGGGGCACTCGTGCGAACGCTGCGTGCAGCCGCCGCAGGGGTCGTTCATCTTCCACGATTGGTTCGATCTGCGCTACGACCGTGGCGAAGACGTGCGAGTCACCAGGGGGAAGCGCGCCGAGCTGAAGAACCGGAAGATCACGGACGCCGTGTGGCTACGTGATCGTGTCGGCGGTGTCGAGCGCGGCGGCGACATGATCGCCCCGTGCAGGTACTGCGGGACGAAGGTACGTCGCAAGGACCGCAGTACGTGGCAGTACGATCACGTGGAGCCGACCAAGTACATTGGCGCGGCCAACATCGTGATCGCATGCACGGACTGCAACAAGCAGAAGCAGCAGCGCACGCCTGCCGAGGCGGGCATGGTGCTTCACCGCCCTGGGTGGATGCCCGGGCAGGTGGACTGGTCAGCGCCTCCGAAGAGCGCTGAGCGGAACACGGTCGAGGACACGCCGCGTCGCGGCGGAGCTGTCATGGTCGAAGCCGGGAGGGACGCGAATCCCGTCGAGGGGACGCCCTCGGGTCAGGTCGAATCCTCCCTCCCTTGGAATCCCAGCAGCCCCGCCGCCGGCACGGACGTTGATCTCCCATCCGCTCACGCGCTCGACGGGGGGCAGGCAGCAGGTGAGGGAGGCGAGGATCCCGTCGAGGCTAACGCCTCGGGTCAGGTCGAACCCGCCCCCAGCTTGCGCCGCGCAAACCCGCTCCGACCTGCGACGGCACCTGCGGCAGCCGCAGCGGCAGCCGCGACGGCAACAAATCCTGCCGCAGCGGCAGCAAAGCGGGTGTCTACGCGCGCACGCGCGTGTCAGGGCAGGGAGGGGCAGGGCAGGGAACTAGATAGGGAAGGGTCTGGCTGGGAGACTGGCGGGGCCGGGCAGGGTGAGCCTGCCTCACCTCGCAGGCGTAGGCCAAGGCGCAAACGTCAGGTGAGAAATCTTGGCGCTTCCCCTGAAGGTTCTCAGCCCATGCCCAACCCCTCATCTGCTGGTCTGGCGGGAGAGGCTCCTAGCCCACAGGTGGGTGGGCAGTGGGGGTCTCCCTGGTACCAGTGGCGAGGTCGTCCCCCGGTGGACGATGAGGCCGTGTGTCCGATCCATGGGGCCGACGTGCCCTGCCGTTTCTGCCTCGAGGAGGAGACATGCTGAACCGCGTGTGCTCATCCGGGTGTACCTCGCCCGGTGAGCATCTTCCTGACTGCCAGGATGACTCGTGCCGGGGCTGCGCTCCGAGTCCGGCTTACGTCGGGGTCTTGTGCGCCCGCTGCTGGGGGAGGCTCCAGGCTGTCGTGCGTACGATGCCGGCACTGGTCGACGAGCTGATGAGCGGGGACGACGCGCCTTCGTCGGTCTCGTCCTCTGGTGGTGGTCGCCCGCCTGGCTCGTCCTCGCTGTACCCGCAGCAGCGGGCAGCTGCTGATGAGCTCGCGGCGGCGCTGGCCTCGTGGTGTATCCAGGCAGGTGAGCATATCGGTGTGGAGGCTCCTCGGCCGTCCGGCCTGTGGTGGTCGTCCCCGGGGCGCAAGATCGACTCGGAGACGGGCGAGGCTTACCTCGTGGAGGCAGAGCCGGTCGGCATCCGTGTCCCTGCGGCGCTGGCTGAGCTCGTGCGGTGGGTTGACCCGTTGCTCGACCGTGTTGCGGCCGCGCCGTGGGCGCCCGAGATGCTTGCCGACCTGGCCAGGCTCGACGCCGGCGCACGCGCGAGGTGGGCAGTCGAGGAGCCGGAGCGGCGCGTGCAGGACATCGCCTGCCCGTCGTGCAACGCCTACTCGCTCGTGGTTACGCCCGTTCGAGTCGTCGGAGGACAAGAACAGGTCACCTGCTCGCGTATCTCCTGCGGGCGTGTCCTGTCCTCCCAGGACTGGGAGCGCCTGCGCGCCTGGTCGGTCCTGGTCGCTCGCATGTCAGCAAAGACCGAGGAGACCTCGGCGTGATCGTCGCAGGGGAGGAATGGGAACGACAGGCCGAGGCACACAAACATGTGCCGGGCCTCCCCGCGTCAACGGTCCGGGTGTGGGCGGCGGCAGGCCGGGTGCGCTCGGTCAAGGTCGGCGGCTCCGTATGGGTAGCAGTCGAGGACGTACTGGCCGCTGCGGCCTCGTCGCGCCGCCGCTGCACGACACGACACGCGAACCAGGTGCAGGTTGATTGACAGCGCCGCATGGCAGTTGTAACATTCGTGCCAACGGCAGAAGTGTCGAACGAGCCCCGAGGTGGTTACCGCCCGGGGCTTTCGCGTACCCGCCGGACACGGTGAGCTCCGAGAGGATGAAGCGTCATGGCGTGGTCATCGAGTGATCGTGCGTCGCGGCTCCCGCCTGATTGGGACGAGCGCCGCGCCTTCGTCCGTGCCCGCGCAGGCGGCAGGTGCGAAGCGCTCCTGCATGACGGGACGCGCTGCCCTGCAGCTGGTGCCGAGTGCGACCACGTCGAGCCTGGTGACGATCATCGAGCGACGAACTTGCAGTGGTTGTGCTCGTGGCATCACAAGCGCAAGACTCAGCGAGAAGCCGCGGCCGCATTAGCTGCAGAGCGGGCACGAAACGCCCCACGCAAGCGCAAGCATCCCGGCCTCATCGACTAGACCCCCACCAGGGACCCCCTCCCCACCCCAACGAGACACCGTCAAGAGCTGTAGGTTTGAGTTTGTACGGGTCTGGAGATTTTTAGGGGAGCACTTTTCGTTGATACGCTGCGCGAAACCCGACCTCAGCATGTGAGGGCGCGGGCGTTGGCTACAGGGGCAGGAGCGCTCCCGGCTGGTACACATTTCCTGTGATGGTGATGTATCGACCCGTCGAGTAAAACTCGATCCGCTGTCCCTTCCACTCGCGCTTGAAGCCGCGGCGTGGTGCTGCGGTGCCCCAGATGTGCAGGCCCCGTCCCGACGGGGAGATCTCGACGTAGGAGCCCTCGTAGTACGCAAGGAGAGTCCGCGTAGCCTCGTTGGGGATGCCATTCTCATCGAGGCAGGCATCCAGGTCGATACAGCCGACGCCGTCGCCGAGGACGAAGCCGAGGGGCGCGCCGGTCGCGCTCGCGGCCTCATACGCGCTCCAGGTCGTCGGGTCGGTGACGGATGCCCACGCGCCCGTGCGTGCGCACATGGGCCGTTTGTTCACATGGTTGACCCAGCGGTCGCGGACGGTCAGCTCGACGGGGAGGCCGGCGGCTTCGTCGGCTCGGGTCGAGCGGTGATGAGCAACTCGGCAGCGAGTCGAGCAAAAGCGCGCGTCGGCTCGCGCCCAGGCTTTGAGCTGATGGCCGCATTGTTCGCACGTTTTCATGTGTCCTATTGTAACGCTTATTTCGTTGATATTCTGCTGAATGGCTGGGGGTGATCTGTGTGGCTGGTCGCGGTCCTGCGCCGAAGCCGAAAGGCTCGCGCGCTCGTCGGAACAAGGATCCGCAGGTGCTCCGGATCATCACGGCTCAGCCGGTAGAGCAGCCTTCGCTTCCGACTATCGAGCAGGTCGTCGTCGATGAGTTCGGCGTGCCGAAGAAGAAGCGCTTCAACTGGCCGACGATCACGAAGCGTTGGTGGAAGATGTGGGGCGAGTCGCCTCTATCTGCCGAGTACACCGAGACAGACTGGGCTTTCCTGATGGATACGGCCTATCTGCATGCCCTGTATTGGAAGGGTGACTTCAAGGTCGCAGCAGAGCTTCGTCTGCGCGTCGCTAAATTTGGTGCAACGCCCGAGGACCGCGCTAGGCTGCGGATCCAGTTCGCCGTCGCGGATGGCTTGGAAGATGACGGCCCATCCGCTGAGGCCTTGCCGGTCTCGTCTCGTGCGAGGGGGCGAAAGACAGTCCTCAAGGCGGTGCAGTAATGCCCTGGATGCCGATCGACGAAGAGGACGAGTTTCCCACGCTCGGCTATGACGTCGCCGATTGGATGACAGCGTTCCTGCTGACGCCGGACAAGGACGAGCTGATTCCGTTCGTACCGACGCAGGAGCAGCTCGACTTCCTGGTTCATGTGTACGAGCTGGACCCGCAGACAGGGCGCAGGCTCAAGCAGCGCGCTGTCCTCTCGCGCCCTCGTGGGTGGGGCAAGTCCCCGTTCCTAGCAGCGATCTGCTGCGCCGAAGCGATGGGGCCTGTCCTGTGCGACGGGTGGGATGCGGAGGGCCAGCCGGTCGGTGTGCCGTGGTCGACGAGGCGAACGCCGCTCGTGCAGGTCACGGCAACGACGGACGATCAGACGGCGAACACGTGGGATCCTCTCCTGGAGATGCTTCGCGGCTCGCCAGCTGAGGACGAGTACGGCATCGACCCGATGGATAGCTTCGTCGCTCTGCGGCGCGGGCGTATCGAGAAGCGCACGTCCTCGGCGACCTCCGTCAAGGGTGCCAAAGCCGTAATGGCCGTGATGGACCAGACGGAGACCTGGCTACCCGGCAACGGCGGGCCGAAGCTCGCCAAGACGCTAAGGTCCAATGCCGACAAGCTCGGCGGGTTGACGATCGAGACGCCGAACGCTTTCACGATCGGCGAGCGGTCGGTCGCTGAAAACACCGCGCGGTTCTATGAGCTGGTGAAGGCAGGGAAGGTCAAGAAGGAAGCCTCGCGAGGCCTCTACTACGACCACAGGCAGGCGCCGCTCGACACGGACATCACGGACCGCGAGTCTCTCATCGAGGGACTGCGGATCGCCTACGGCGACTCGGCTCGGGATCCGCGCGGCTGCGCAATCCACGACCCCGAGTGCGAGCCCGGCTGGGTCGACCTGGAACGCATCGCGGACTCGTTCTGGCACCCGGATAACGATCCGGCGGACATGTGCGCCGACTTCCTCAACCAGATCAACTCCGCGTCCGACGCCTGGCTCACAATGCCGGAGCTTCGCGCAATCGAGGACCACAGCAAGACGATCTCGTCAACCGAGCCGATCACGCTCGGGTTCGACGGATCGGAAGGCCGGAAGATCGGCATCGCCGACGCGACCGTCCTCATCGGCTACTCGATCACGCAGAAACACCTGTTCAAGGTGGGGATCTGGACGCAGCCGGACGGACCGGCAGGCGAGGGCTGGCAACCGCCGCGCCTGGAGATCGAGCAGACCGTGCGAGACGCTTTCGAGCGCTACAACGTGGTTGGCTTCTACGCCGACCCGTCGGCAGGCTGGGCACAGGACGTCAAGACCTGGGAGGCGAAATACTCGCGCCGACTGCGCGCGAAGATCAGCGCTGCGGAGCCTATCCGCTACCCGCAGCGCAACGTCTCTCAGACGTGCGAGAACTTCGCTCAGCTGCTCTCAGCGATACACCAAGGCCTCATCACCTACGACGGCGACCCGACGATGACCGCGCATTTCCTCAACGCGAGGAAGTCCCCGCGACAGGCCGGATACGTGCTCGTCAAGCCAGCCGACGATCAGGACTACTCCAAGATCGACGCAACCTGGGGCGCGATGTTCGCCTATAAGGCCGGCCTCGACGCGGTCGGTAAGGGTGCTGCCAGGCCGACGGCACGCCGCGCTCCGCGACGACTCTACTAACAAACGCACTGGGGAAGGAGGCCCCACCTCATGAACAAGACCCCCGAGGAGTGGCTCTCCTACCTCACCGCCAAGATGGACAAGGCCCGCACCAGGACAGACCTGCTGCGCTCCTACACCAACGGCACCAGTCCCCTACCGGAGATGGGGCCGAACCTGGCGAAAGCCTGGATCAAGTTCCAGCGTCGCGCGCGCACGAGCCCCGGAAAGCTCGTCGTCGCCGCGCTCGTCGACCGACTCATCCCGAACGGCGTGACCGTCGGCGCGAGCGACAAGACGCCGGCAGCGCTGGCAGCAGCCAGGATCTGGCGAGACAACCGACTCAAGGTCGCGTTCTCCGACGCGATCTGGGACGCAGCGACCCTCGGTCGCGGCTACCTACTCGTCACACAAGATGAGGACGGGCACGCCTGCGTGACCTACGAGCGACCCGAGCACATGTACGTGGAGCCGGATCCGGTCCGGCCCTGGCGTGCGCTCGCGGCGGTGAAGGTCTGGCGAGACTCCGCGGCGGGCATCGATCATCTGGTGATGTGGACCCCCGGGAAGCGCACGGCGTTCTCCCGTTCTGCCTACAGTGACTCGAAGGCCCTGATCACGACTGTCTCCTCTGGCTGGCGGCAGGACGAGGCCGGCGAGCAAGCATTCGAGGGCGCACCGCCCGTCGTGGTTCTCGAGAACCGCTTCGGCGAGGGCGAGTTCGAGAACGTCCTCGACCTGATCGACCGCATCAACTGGCAGACGTTACAGCGCTTGGTCATTATCTCGATGCAGGCTTTCCGGCAGCGCGCGCTCAAGAGCGCCGAAGGCTCGGCAGGCCTGCCCGCTGAGGACGAGGCCGGGAACGAGATCGACTACCAGAAGATTTTCGAGCCGTCGCCCGCCGCCCTCTGGGAGCTTCCTCCCGGCGTCGAAATCTGGGAGTCCTCCCAGACGCAGATCACCGAGATCCTCAACGCCACGAAGGACGACTGGCGCGAGCTCGCGGTCGAGACATCGACCCCGCTGTCGATCATGCTTCCGGACTCGGCTAACCAGTCAGCCTCGGGCGCCGAGCAGCCGCAGAAGGCTCTCCTGTCCAAGGCTGAGGACCGGATCGAACGATTCAAGCCGGCGCTGGCCTACCTCATGGTTCGCGCGCTCGCGGTCGAGGGAATCGACCTTGACGAGACCGAAACCGTCGAGGTGCTGTTCGTGCCTCCGCACGCCGTTTCCCTCACGGAGAAGTACGCCGCAGCAGTTCAGGCCCGCAACGCGGGCGAAGCCTTGGAGACAATCCAGCGGAATATCCTCGGATACTCGCCGGAGCAGATCGCTCAGGACAAGCAGCGCCGCGCCGAAGAGCAGCTAGCTCTCGCGTTCGCCCTGCAGGACAACCCCCAGCCGACCGATGAGGCGCAACCTCCGGTCACGGGGGGGGAACCATCTGAACTGAAAACCAAGTTCGACGCACTCGGCACAGCGATCCGCGCGGGCGTCGCACCGGAGTCAGCAGCTCAGGTCGTCGGCCTCGACGGAATCAAGTTCACAGGCGCAGTGCCCGTCGCCCTGCGTCTGCCTGAAACGCAGTCAGCCGACCTTGAGGAGAAGTGAGCATGACGGACCTGGACGACCTCACGAGTGTCTACAGTTCCCAGGTCCACGCCGTGCGCTCACAGATCACGAAGTTCGGCGAGGCCTACTGGGACTCCCTGCCGCACTACCGCGCCAGCGCCGTGGAGGACATGATCGAGGCGATCACCCCCAGAGTGATCGCGGGTCAGCTGCGCGTCGCTGACCTGACCCGCGCCTACCTCGCCCGCTGCGCGGTCGAGCTCGGCTGGAAGGTCGTCCTCCCGCCGATCGACCAGGACGAGATCATCGGCGCTCGCGGCGTCGACCCGCGCACCGTCTACCGGCGCCCAGCGGTCGACGTATACACCGCGCTCGCGGCTGGGAAGCCGCTTCCACAGGCGGCGGCTGAGGGGCGTCTGCGGCTCACGCAGTTAATCGGTGGGGACATGCAGCTCGCGAAGGTGCATGCGTCTCGTCAGTCGATGCGGGGCTACCCGGCGGAGGGGCAGTTCTACCGGCGCGTGCTCACAGGGCGAGAGAATTGCGCCTTGTGCGTGGTCGCGTCGACGCAGCGCTATTACCGGGATGACTTGATGCCGATTCACCCGGGATGCGACTGTGGAGTGCAGCCTCTTCCTCCGGGTCTCGCAGTGAATCAGGTGATTGACGAGGACCTGCTCGAACAGGTTCACCAGATCACGGCGGACCGCCTCGGTGTCTCGGATAGGGGCGGACGTTCGCCGGATTACCGCAAGCTTCTAACGGTCAGTGAGCATGGGGAGTACGGGCCAACGTTGTCGTGGGCGCAGCCCAAGGCCAAGCCCAAGGCCACGGCGGGTGGGGCTGAGCCGCCTAAGCCTCCCAAGCCCCCGAAGAAGACCACAGCACAACCGCCGGACGACTCCGATCGTTTAAAGCGCCTGCTGAGTGTTCCTGCCGAAAAATGGCATCAGACGATTCAGTACGAGGGTGGGGACGTGACGGGGATTCCCGGAGAATTCCTGTATCCGGGGCATGGGGACGGGCGGGTATTCATCCCGGCAGTTTCGGTCAGAGAAGCGCCCAGTGAGCATGAGGTGCTCACGGCGTTGCGCCTGGCGGAAGAGGGAATAGACGTGCTGTTCCGCATAGATTCGCTCGAAGAAGGCGTGAAGAACCCAGATGCGGAAATGAATCAGCAGGTCTGGGAGTTCAAAGCGCCCACGGGGCAAGGTAAGAACACCGTAGATTCGCAGATGAAGCGAGCGGGGAAACAGGCTGAACGCCTGGTCCTCGATCTACGCCGTAGCAACCTCGACGATAAGGAATCGATCCAGGATGTCCGGCAAAGTATGCAGGGCCGTCATCTTACCCAAGTGATTGTCATAGATCACGCAGGAAATATTGTCCACATTCCATGAGTGTGCTACCCTAGCGGTGAGGACATTAGGCAGCCCCTTCGGGCAGCTGACATGTCCTCACTTCATATAGCTCAAAGTCACCGGCCATGGGCGCAATGCCCGGGCCGGTTTTTGATACCCCAACCAGTAGCCCCCAGCCGTAACGGCGTGGGGGCTTTCGTGTACCCGGAATGGGAGGAATCACCATGAAGAACCACCTGAAGCACCGTCCATACCTTCGCTTTGTCGACGCCCCGGCCGCAGAAACGGGCGGGGACGCGCCGGCCGCGCAGGATGCCCCTGCAGCTGCTGCTGAGGATACGGCCACGCAGGTTGACTGGGAGGCTGAGGCGCGGAAGTGGAAGGAGCTCTCTCGCAAGAATGAGTCTCGGATGAAGGAGAACGCCGAAAAGGCGAGGCTCTATGACGAGGCTCAGGAGCAGGGCAAGTCTGAGCTGCAGAAGGCGCAGGAAGCGGCGGCGAAGGCTGAGGCGCGAGCTGCGGCGATGGAGGCAGAGGCGCTGCGAGCGAAGGTCGCGGCAGCGACGGGCGTTGACGCGGACCTTCTGTCTGGCTCGTCAGAGGAGGAGCTGAGGGCGTCTGCTGAGCGTCTCCTGGCGTGGCGAGGTGCGCAGGTGCCCAAGGGTGCTCCCGCGGCTGATGCGGGGGTTCGTGGTGACGAGATCAGGGCTGCCAGGCAGCTCACCAGGGATGACCTCAAGAAGATGTCTCCCGCAGAGATCATCAAGGCCCGTCAGGACGGGCAACTGAACAACATCATGGGCATCGCGTAAGCGGGCCTAGAAAGGACACACAATGACTCTCACGCATTTCATTCCGGAGCTGTGGTCGGCCAGCATCCTCGAGAACTTCCGTCGTGACACGGTGCTCGTCGGCATGGTGAACCGCGAGTACGAGAAGGACTTCACCGCGGGCTCGAAGATTCACATCCCCGGTATCGTCGAGCTGCGAGTGAAGGATTACAAGACCGGTGCGGTGACTGCGTCCGGCGGCGCTAAGGTGCCGCGCACGACCGTCCCCGATGCCGTGGAGTCCACGGGCATCGAGATCACCATTGACCAGGAGAAGAGCTTCGACTTCCTGGTTGATGACATCGACGCCGCGCAGGCGAACCAGTCTCTCGATGCCTACACCAAGTCGGCGGCGGCAGCGCTCGTTGAAGACGCGGAGACCTTCCTGACCGCGATGCTGACCTCCCGGGGCACGGCGGTGACGGGCATTGCGAACCCGACGGACTGGGCGTCGGCTTACGCTGCGATTCTGAAGCTGCGCGGCAAGCTCTCGGCTGAGAAGGTCCCCGCCATGGACCGCGTGCTCCTGATCAACGCGGCGTTTGAGGAGTTCCTCCTCTCTGACGGTTCGAAGCTCACCAGCTTCGACAAGTCGAACATGACGGATGGCCTCCGCGAGGCGACGATCGGTCGTCTCCTGGGCTTCGACGTGGTCACGAGCCCCTGGCTCGATAACACGAAGCCGATGGCCGTCGCGTTCCACAAGCCGTCGGTGGCCTACGTGTCCCAGGTCGAGAAGACCGAGTCGATGCGCGCCGAGCAGACCTTCGCGGATCGAGTTCGTGGTCTGCACGTGTACGGCGGCGCGGTCCTGCGTCCCAAGGCGATCCAGGTCTTCAAGGCGGCATGATGCGGGTCAAGGGAGACAACGAGATCGAGTTCGAGCTCGCGGACGAGGTCGCCACAGCAATGATCACAGCGGGCATCGTCGAGGCAGTCGCCGAACCTGCCCTCGACGAGACCACCGAGACCGTCGAGGAACCGGAGACCGCCGAGGAGCCGGAGACCGTCGAGGAACCGGAGACCGCGCCGGCCAAGTCCAAGAAGTAGGGGGGACGATGCCTGTTCCGCTGGTAACTGTAGAGGACATCGAGGCCGCTCTCGGCCGTCCTCTCACAGACTCGGAGTCGGCGCGGGCAAGGTTCATCGCTGACAAGCTCGTCGAGGCCTTCAAGGCGCGCGCACGCCAGACGTTCACCGTCGAGCGTTACACGCACCGCCTGAAGGTCGACGCGGGTGGACGAGTCGTCCCCACACGGGCGCCGCTCGTCTCCGTCGAGGCTGTCACGACAGACGACGGGCAGGCGATCCCCTACAACGTCAGGCACGGCTTTATCCAAGTCGGCGCACCCGCGAACGAGTTCGTGGTCGTCACCTACGAGGCGGGCCTCTCCGAGGTCCCCGCAGCGGTTCGACTACAGCTCGCAGACAGCGTGCGTCGTATCCTCCTCATCCCCGACGCCGCCGCTCAAGGGGCAACCCAAATGACCGAGACGACGGGACCGTTCACGCAGTCCCGCCAGTACGCCACATGGGCCGTAGGCGGCCAAGCCATCCTCTCCCCAGACGACCAAGCGCTCGCGGATGCGTACCGGCCGCGACGTGCCGGGCATGTCTGGGTGATGGGAGGGGCCTGACGTGATGGAGGAATGGAAGACCCCGATTCAGGTAGAAGGAGCCGTCCATCGTGACGGGGACGGCTACCTCGTCGAGGAATCGAAGCCGCGCCTCATCGGGGGGTGCCTGATCGCGCCGGGACAGTTCACTGTGCCGGGGCTCCTCGATCAGGCAGCCTCTGAGCGGGCCGACGAGACGGCGACGCTCTACCTCCCGAGGGGAATAACGCTGAGCGTCGGGGATGTTATCCGTGTCCCGGCTGAGCACCCTCTCGGCGGGACGTGGAGGGTCGAGGAGCCAGCCTCGCCGTGGCCGCGAGGTACGTCTGTCGTGATCTCACGGAGGTAACAAGTGGCAGTCAAGATGGTTCGCAACAATCTGTCGATTGAGGCGCTCCTACAGTCCGAGGCCATCGGTCGCGCGATGGTCAGCGAAGCCGAAGCGGTGCGCGCTGCAGCAGCGGCTGCGGCCCCGAAACGGGACCGCGTGCTCGCGAGTGCGTACAAGGTCGAGGCCGTGACAGCCACGGTGAAGACGCGCCGAAACGGCTCGTCTCGCAGGGCTGCAGGCCGAGTTACCAATGATGCCCCGCATGCCGTGCCCGTGGAGTTCGGGCACTTCACTGCAGACGGGCGCCGCGTCCCTGCGCAGCACACGCTCGGGAAACTCGCAGGCTCCAAACGCGCACGAAGGAGGGGCAAGTGACGTACACGGACCCCGTCCAGGTACTACGCGACGCGATCACCTCAGCAACGGGAGCGCAGACAGTACGGGTGATCCAGGAGGGCAGCCTCCCGGACACATGGCCGATGCCGCTCGTGCATGTCTACGCGACCCAATCCCAGGACCTCGATTTCGAGCGCATCACCTCCCTTGTCGTCGACGTGTACGCCAAGACCCCCACAGGGCCGGGCGTCGTCGGCGCGGAGGCGCTCGCGGATGAGGTTGTGGATGCTCTGTCAGTTCGTCCTGTGGTGGGGGCTTCTGGGTGGGTCGATCAGGTCTCTGTGCCGTCTCGCCTGGGGGTGCGCGCCGCATATGGCGTCGTTGAGGTGGTGGGCCTCAGCGTGGAAGTCACTCAACGTCCCACCGACTAACCAATCTGATCTGGAAGGGAAACTGATATGGCCGATACCACGACCATTGAAGCGCTGAAGAGGAAGCACAACAAGTCTAAGAACGTGCGCAAGGCGCTCAACGTTCTCGCGTTTGTCGCACCGCTCACGACCGCTGTCCCGGAGGCGCTGACAGGCGCAAGCGGTGCGATGAAGGAACTCCCCGCGGACTGGACTCCGCTGGGAATCTTCACGACCGATGGCGGGGAGATCACGCCTGACGTGTCCGTGGATGATGTAGACGGCCTGGGCTACGCAGAGCCTGTGCGCTCTGACCTGACCAAGGCAACCAAGACGATCAAGCTCAACATCTTCGAGCTTTTCCGCAAGGAGATGCTGAGCCTGACGCACGGCATTGACCTCTCGCAGGTCAAGGCAAACGCGACCACGGGAGAAGTCATTTTCGACGATCCGCTTCTTCCCTCCATCCCGGAGAAGCGACTGCTGATCGTCGCAGCCGACGGCCCTGCTGATGACGAGTGGCTGATGGGTTGGTGTTTCACGCGCGCCAAGCTCGTCTCAATGCCGACGATCTCGCTCAAGGCGACGGACCCCATTACTGGCGACCTCGAATTCAAGGCATTCGCCGACGAGACCGCAGGCACCGCCTGCCGTAATTACTACGGTGGCTCGGCGATGCTCAAGCACCGTGACATCACGGGCTTCAGCGTCTGACACATACTGCGGGCGGGGGCCGGGGATGTTCTCCCTCCGGCCTCTGCCCGCTACCACCCCCCAGGAGAACACCACAGGATAGGACAAGCATGGACCAGCTGATCTTCACGAAGACGATCAAGACGGACGGCGGGGAAGACCTCGTGCTCACGCGAGTCACCGACGACGCAGCCGACGCGAACACTCTGCGCGCACAGGGATGGGCCGAAGCCCAGCCCGCAGAGACCGAAGACTCCACGCCGACGCTGCCCGCCCCGCCCGCCAGCACCCAGCGCCGCGACAACTGACATATACCAACTAGGAGAACACCAATGGCAGACAAGATCACCCCCACCCTCACCCTCGCCGCCCTCAACAACCTCGATGGCGCAGCAGAGGTCACCCCATTCACCTTCGGGATCAACAACCGAGTCGTGACCTTCCCGGACCCCCTGGGCCTGAGCCCCGAGGCCGGCGAAGACCTCCTCCAAGACCTCAGCGGCGGAAAGCGCGCCACCGAGGTCATCTCCAAGTGGCTCTCGGAGGACGACGCCGCATTCGTCACCAAGCATCTGACTCTGCGCCAGATGCTGCTCCTCATGCGAAAGGCCTCTGAACACTACGAGGCCTCGCTCGGCTCCCTGGGGGAAGGACGCGCCTCTACGACCGCCTAACACGGTACGAGGGGCAAGTCGTCGCGGACCTCGCGGAGCAGGGCTGGGACACCTACGCCCTGTTCCGCGCTCGCCGATACCGATTCCTCCTGACTCTGATCGACGAGCTGCCCTCAACGAGCCGAACCGTCGCAGCGATACTCAACGACCCCGAGGTCGCAATCGAAACGGCAATGGCGATCGCCGAAGCACAGGACGACGACGATACCGAGGCACAGCTCCGAACCCAGACCCCCGAGGTGCGGGTCATGCAGGACATCTTCGACCTGCTGGTCTCGGCCTTCGGAGGTAAAGAAACCTACCCACGGCCCGAGAGCCTTACCGCGCTCGCGATTGAAGACGCACGTACAAGCGTCCGAGACCGCAGCGCCCACCAGGCGCTCGCGGCTCTCATGCCGGGATGGAGTCCGCAAGAAACCTGAATATCTACCTGTAGGAGGTCTGCGTGGCTGGCGTATATCAGGCAGGCACTGTCTATGTCGATGTGGTCCCCTCGATGCGGGGGTTCTTCAAGAGCATCGAGAATGCGACGGCCACGCAGCTCCCGCAGGTGGCTGGCGATGCGGGCAAGAAGTACGCGGAAAAATTCAAGGAGCAGGTCTCCGCGTCCGGCAAGGACCTCGTTAACGCGATCGCCGACCCTCTGGGCAAGTCAACGGCGCGCCTACGTCAGGAGGCCGCGCAGGCTGGGGCAGCCCTGCAGGAAGCGCACGCCAAGGTGGAGAAATCCTCCTCGGCGCTCGCAAAAGCCCGCGCCGAGGAGGAGACTGCCGCCTCTGCGGTGGAGCGAGCCGAGCGTGCGCTCGCGGCCGCGCGGTCCAGCTCATCCGCTGATGCGGCGGCTGTTGCGCGAGCGGAGTCGGCGCTGGCCTCGGCGCGAGAAGCGTCGGCGGCCGCGAACAAGAGGGCCGACCAGGCGTCCGCGAATCACGCGGACTCGCTCCGCAAGGAGAAGGCCGCGTCCGACAGCGCGAAGGCGGCAACCGAGGCGCTTGACCAAAGCATCTCGAAGGCCCCGTCCAACTGGGAGCGATTCACGACCTCGCTGAAGGGCTGGGTGCGAGAGGCCGACAGCGTCGCGCATGAAGCCCGCGAGGTTGATTCCTCTCTCGGCCTTGTCGGGGCCGGGGTGACCTCGCTCGGGGGACTCGTGACCTCGGCGCTAGGCCCGCTCGCGCTCCTGGGTGCGGCCGTCGGCATCGGCGGGTTCGCGTCCGAAGCTATCGCCGCGTCCGACGCCACAAACAAATTCGCGGACACCCTGCGCTTCGCGGGCATCGACGATTCCAAGATCAAGGAACTGGGAGCAGCCGCCCAGGCGTACGCCGACCGTACCGTGTACGACCTGGCGGACATCCAGGGCATCACGAGCCAGCTCGCTGCCAACGGCGTGGACGACTTCGATCGCCTCGCCGAAGCCGCCGGCAACCTCAACGCCGTGTCCGGTGGCACGAAGGACACCTACAAGAGCCTGGGCCTGGCTATCGTCCAGGTCAACGGAGCCGGACGGCTCCAGACCCAGGACTGGAACCAGATCGCCAACGCCATTCCGGGCGCGTCCGGCAAGATTCAGCAGGCGCTGTCCGATATGGGGGCCTACACGGGGAATTTCCGTGAGGCCATGTCGCAGGGGCAGATCTCTGCGGAAGAGTTCAACCAGGCGCTTCTGCAGCTTGGTTTTGATGACGTTGCGGTCGCGGCCGCGTCGGACGTGTCTCGCATCGAGAACGCAGCTGGCAACTTGCAGGCGACGATTGTCGGCGGCTTCAAGGACATGATCGACGCGGCGAAGCCGCAGCTGACCGACTTCATGAGCTGGATGTCGGATACACTCGGCCAGGGCTTCGCGTGGATCAAGAGCGTAGGAGTTCCCTCGATCCAGGGAATCTGGGATGTCCTCGCCAACGGCAACTTCTCGGGTCCGATCTTCGGACTCGAAGAGGATTCTGGTCTCGTCGACTTCCTGTTCAACCTTCGTGATGCTGGCATGGCGGCCTGGGAGATGCTCAAGTCGGGCTGGGACGCGGCAACGAACCTCGCGGGTGCGTTTGCGCCGCTCGCCAAGAGCGTGTGGGACATGGTATCCGCGTTCGGTGGGGATGGCCCCTCGATGATTCAGCGAACAGCTGAGGCGCTCAAGAGCGTATTCGACTGGGTTGGCAAGAACACTGACGTGGTTGCACCGCTCGTGACTGCAGTCGTCGCGGGCACGGTCGCGTTCAAGGGCATGAGCGCCGCCATGGGTGCCGTGAACGCCGTGAAGGCGGCCGGCGGACTGCTGCAGTTCGTCAAGGCCACGAACCTCGCGAAGGCCGCGCAGGCGGCCTTCAACGTCGTGATGAACCTGAACCCGATCGGCGCGATCGTCACGGCGATCGCCGCTCTCGTCGCGGGCCTCGTCTACTTCTTCACGCAGACGGAGACGGGCCGGAAGGCATGGGCGGCCATCACTGAGGCGTTCTACAGATTCGTGGACTGGATCAGCTCCGCGTGGTCGTCCGCCATGGAGTCAATTTCCTCGTGGTGGACGGGCACCTGGGATGGCGTCTCGGGATTCTTCTCGACCTACGTCGTGCAGCCCCTGCAGACGGCTTGGGAGGCTATCACTGCTGTCTGGGACGGCATCGTCACGGTCTTTAAGACCGCGTTCGCGATCATTGTCGGCATCGTCCTCACTCCGATCAAGCTCTACATTCAGGCGTGGGTAGAGGTCTTCACCTGGGCTTACGACAGTGTCATCAAGCCCGTGTGGGATGCGATTTGTCAGGCATTCACCTGGGCTTACGAGAGTGTGATCCAGCCGGTGTTTGAGCAGATCGCCAGCACGTGGCAGTGGATCGCCGGAATAGCCTCCGCGGTGTTCGGGGGCATAGTCTCATTCCTCGAGGGAGTGTGGGCATCGATCTCCGCAGGAGTGACGGCCGCGTGGAATCTCATCGTCGCGGGTGTCACGTGGTACATCAACACCGTGTGGAACATTGTCTCCACCGTGTTCACGACGGTCGCTGGCGTTGTCTCCTCGATCTGGAACGGGATCGCGTCGACGGTGTCGGGCGTGTGGGAGTCCATCAAGTCCACGGCGAGCAGTGCCGTCCAGTGGGTCTACGACAGCGTCACGAACGTGTTCTCGTCCATGTCGAGCGGCGTATCCTCCACCTTCGAGGGCATGCGCTCAGCCATCGAGTCCGTGTGGAACAAGGTGAAGACCGTCGCGGCAAAGCCGGTGAACTTCATCATCGACACCGTCTACACCAACGGCCTGAAATCCATGGTGGAAACAGTCGCCTCGAAGATCGGCCTCTCACTCACCCTGCCGACGGTCCCCAGGATCGCCGAGTACGCCGGCGGCGGCATCGTCCCCGGCTACAGCCCCGGACACGACACGATCCCGGCGATGCTCTCCCCGGGCGAGGCCATCCTCGTCCCCGAGCTCGTCCGACAGATCGGCCCGAGCAGGATCATTGCCGCGAACTACGCCGCCTCAAAGCGCCGCCCAGGTGGCAGCCCCGGCAAGGCACCCACCGGATTCTCCGGAGGAGGCATCGCCCACTTCGCCGGCGGCGGCATCGCCGGATGGTTTGCCGACGCAGCACTCGGCGTTGCGGAGTTCTTCCGCGACCCGCTCGGCTCCATCGCGCAGCTCATCACCGAGCCCGTCCGAGGACTCATGAAGGGCATCGCCCCCGGAGTCATCGGCGAGCTCGGCGCAGGCGGCGTCGACTCCCTCCTCGCAGGAGTCGGATCATTCTTCAAGAAGAAGGCCGAGGAATCCTCATCGGCCGGACTCGTGGGCGCTGCAATGCGAGCCGTACAGATGCAAGTCCCCTACGTGTGGGGCGGCTCAGCTATCCCGCCAGGCCTGGATTGTTCGGGCTTGGTGTATTGGGCTGCGCAACAGCTTGGTCTGGGGTGGCCGCGCCTCACGGCAGCTGGATATCAGTCCGGCTCCACTCCGATCCCCTGGACGCAGGCCGCCCCCGGCGACCTGCTGTTCTGGGGAGCACCTGCCCACCACGTCGCGATCTACGCCGGTGGTGGCCAGATGATCGAGGAGCCAAAGCCTGGCCTCAACGCCAGGCACACTGGCATCTGGGGCTCGCCGACCGTTGGCCGCTACGGCGGAGCTCGTAAGTACGACCGCGGCGGATGGTTGCCCTCGGGAGTCACCGCAGCCGTCAACCAGACGGGTACGAGAGAAGCAATCCTCACCGCGAGGCAGTGGGCCGACGTGTCCGCGCTCGCGGCGAGTGGAGCAAATGCGGTGCCATCGTTCGATGGCGCGCAGGTCAACCTGGTGTTGGACGACGGGCAGGCTTTTCGCGCGCATGTGGAGTCGATTAGCACCGGCGTCCTGGTTCGTCGTAAGCAACTCGCTGGAAGGAGCAGGTAGTGGTGGTTCGTGAGAATCTTTGCCGCAATCCGTCGTTCGCGTATCTACTGCGGGAATGGGCGAAGATCGCTCCTGCCACGGTGAGGATTGGCTCGGATACTGACTCGTGGGGCGGGTATGCTCGCCAGTCTCCGCAGTATCTGGCGATCGACGTTCCGCCCGGCACCCAGGGGCCGATTGCCGCGCCAACGGCAGTCACTGTCGCTGGCGGGCAGACGGTCGCGTTCTCGGCGCTTGTGCGCACGAGTCCTGGCCTCGCGGCTGCTGTCTCTCCGGAGTGGACCGTGGGCGGACGTAGCGTCACGGAGAAGACTCCGGCGCTGTTGGCCGCCAGCGCGGATGGGGATAGGCCCGTCTGGGCGTTCACGGCCCCATCTGGGGCGACGGCCGTGCGGCTGCGGTTCGAGGCCCGCACGACCTCGGCGGCCGAGCGCGGCACTCTGCCGGGCTGGGTGTACGTCGATGACGTCCTCATCGTCACGGCCCCCACCCCAGGCGAGGCACTCGAGGCAGCAGCGGGGGAGTTCTTCGACGGAGACACCCCGCCGAGCCGTATCGGCTATTCCTCGAGGGCGCTCACGCACCAGTGGACTGGCGCTCGTGGCGTTTCGACGTCGCGGGAGGTCGAGGCGGACGTCGATATGTCGTCGCTGCCTGTTGCGATTGTGACGGGTGGGCAGGCTCCACGGGTCCAGGTCGTGATTCCTCCGGCGCTCGTCCCTGCCGGGGCGGCCTGCTATGTCGAGGGTGTCACGGACACGGGCTTCACGTGGATTCCTCGCGGGGGAGTTTGGTCCTCCAAGGGCTTGCAGCGCATCATTGGGGACCCGGTCGCTCCGATCAATACGGCGATCAGGTACAGGCTGACGACGTCGAGGGGCGTCGTGGTCGAATCGGAGCCGGTGGTCCGCTCATGGGGTGGCCTGTCGCTGATGACTGACGCGGTGGGCGCGAAGCCTGTGAATGTCCTGTGGCAGGGCACTGACCAGCGTGAACTGAAACCGCGGGTGACGGAGCATGAGGTGCCGGGGCGCGCGACACCCCTGGTGGTCTATGCGCCCACGATGGGGCGTGGGACGGTGTCTCTCACGGCTCGCACGAACCTGCAGGACACGGCGGCTATGAAGACGCTTCTGGCGTCTCAGACGCCGGTGGCGCTTTTTCACAACCCGCGTCACTGCGTGCAGTGCAAGCGTGGGGTGTGCGATGTCGATCCTGTGACGCTGATGGCGGTGACATCGGCATCGATGGAGCGTGCGCCGCGTCTCGACGTCGCCGAGCGTATCTGGCAGCTCAAGGGCACGCTCGTGGAGCTGCCTCAGCCGAACACCACGTTGACGTTGTCGACGTGGGACGACTTTGATAAGCGTCGTCTGACGTGGAGTGGCTTGGATGGGCGCAGGTGGCTGTGGGATCAGTTCGATAGGACTATCTGGCAGGAGGACGCATGAGCATGCCGGCCGACGTCGAGCAGATCCCGGAGGATCTGCTGACCTCGGGCTACTCGGTGTCTGCCACCGTGGAGTCGTGGCTGGGGTCGCAGTACCTGGGGGAGGTGCCCGTCGAGGATGGGTCGGTGTCGTGGGACGCTGGCCAGCAGGTGCAGGGCACCTTGTCCCTGACGGTGCCCCGTGTGGGTGCTGTGCAGGGGGAGGACTGGCGTGACTGGGACCCCGTGGACACTGAGCATCCGCTCGGCTGCTACGGGCAAGTCCTGCACGTGAGTATGACGGTCGGTTCGCTCGTCGGCGCGGGCTGGTGGACGGTCCAGTTAGGACGGTTCCTTATTACCTCGGTGGAGCCGGGACCGGCCACGGTGCGAGTGACAGGCAAGAGCCTGATGCAACGCCTCGAGGAAGACAGGCTGACGGAGCCGATGGCACCGGACCCGGCGGGCACGCTCGCGTCAGAGCTGCGCCGCCTGGTCGGCGCTCGCATCGGCGTGATCATCGATCCAGCGCTCGGGGACAGGCCATGTCCGTCGATGTCCTGGGGTGAGAGCCGGATCGATGCGGTCTACGAGATCGCGAAAGCCTGGCCTGCGACAGTGCGTGAGGGTGGGGACGGCATTATGTATCTGTCCCCGCCGACTTCGCCGCCGACCTCGCGGCCGGCGCTGCGTCTCTCGGATGGGGAGGACGGCACGGTCGTCGGTGTGGCGGCCTCGGTGAGCCGAGACAAGGTCTACAACCGCGTGGTTGCTAGGGGGCAGCAAAGCTCTGACGAGGGCGCCCCGTCGTTCCAGGCGATCGCTGATCAGCTGACGGGGCCGATGCGAGTCGGTGGCCCCTATGGCACCGTGCCAAGGTTTTTCTCATCTCCGCTGATTACGAGCTACGAGCAGGCTAAGCGTACAGCCGAGGCCATGCTCGCAGACTCGGTCAGGAAGAAGATTAAGGTTCCCATCCAGCACGCCCCGGACCCGCGTATCCAGCTGGACGCGCACGTCGAGATCGCGACGCGGCCCGTGGATGCTGCGTCCACGAAGACGATGTGGGGGACCGTCTCCGCATATGAGGTGCCACTCACCTACCGGGGCACACAGAAGACCGACGTGGAGGTGAGCGTGTGAGCAGCCCCGTGATGGACCTGATTTCGACGGTGCCCGATGATCTGCCTCCCCGCTATGGGTCGGACAGGTCCCCGACGGCGATCGCGCGCGTGGTCAGCCTCATCGAGGGCGGCCGTGCCCTCAACGTCAGCCTGTACGGTGGCCCGCCGATCCAGATTTCGGCGACGGCCGTCAACTGGGCTGGAGTCGAGACCGCGCATGTGCTACTCGACCCCGACACGGGGCGAGCGTTGCACGCGCTCGGGCCAGCTCCCAAACCGGAGAACCCGCTCCCCAAGTGGGAACAGCTGACCACACCGACACGGACCGTGAGTGAAGCCGTGCTGATCCCACAGTGGGCGGGAACCTGGGACGGAACCTCTTGGACCCGGCACGGCGGCGGCGGAGCCTGGCAGGGCAGCTCAGGCGGCCACCGCCTCACAGGCCTCGCAACGTTCGGCCGGCAAGCCGAGGCGCTCGGACGCCTCACGATCACGGCCGCCACGCTGACGCTCCGCCCGCACCCGGCGTCAGTCGCATGGTCAGCGCAGATCGCGCCCGCCACCTACTCGGACACCGGACCAGTCACGACGGGCGCGACGATCAGCGCCCCCGTCCAGGTGGGCGCCGCAGTTCTGACCGTCGACATTACACGCATAGCCGCCCAGCTCCTAACCCCGGGGACTGGCCTCGCCTTCGTTGGACAGGCATACGGCGGTGTCCAGGCCACCGGAGACAGCCTCTCGATCCGCATCACCTACACCTCCCGATAGGACACTCATGAGCTACCTCGACCAGCGGGGACACCGCGTCCCCTCACCTACCGACCCCGCACAGCGACAGGACCTGCTGGCCTTGTCCCTGTCCATCCCCTCCTACAAAGCGTGTTCGTCAGAAACGGCGGCCGCGCAGTACGTGTCCGCGCTCGCGGCTGCTGGCCTGGTGGCCTCGGCTGCGCAACCGGTGTACGTGTGGCGTACCGATCTCAATGCCGTGAGGGTGTGGGATGGTCGCGCGTGGGCGGCCGAGTCGAATCTGCAGATGGAACTCTCGGCAGTCGGGGATATGCCCGTGGGTGCGGGCCTGAGTCCGACGGTCCAGCCCGGCCTCATCAAGGGCGGCCGAGTCGCTGTGGGCAGCGCTGAGGTCGCGTTCGGAAATCTCTACATGCCGCGCGTGAACTTCAATACCCCGTTCCCGCATGAGTGCGTATCGGTGTCCATCACGCCGCTGTATGGATCGGGGCCGGCCGGCTGGAATTTCAAGAACGGCAGGCAGTTCTGTGTGGACGTGCTGGACAAGAGCGGCTTCAGGCCGATGCTCCCCGGCGTGACCACGGAGGAACGCCACTCCTTCGCGTGGATGGCGCTTGGCTACTGACCGCCGACAACTGAACTCGCCCCTCGGACAATCCCGTCCGGGGGGTTTCGTCTACCCGATTGAGGAGAGACATATGGAAATGACTATCGAAGAACTCATGGAGTCCATGCCTCCGGCGACCGACACTCCGGTCGACGTTGTCACGCCCATCGAGTTCCCCTACGAGGAGGTCACGCGATGAGCATGACAGCATCTAAGGCGCTCGCCTGGGCCGCGAGCCAGATCGGCTACTCGCGGTGGGATGACCCCCTGCCGGGCTCGGCGTTTGGCCGCTGGTACGCCGAGCGCCACGGCGCATACTACGGCGAGAGCGGCGTCCCGTTCTGCGCCATGTTTGCCTCGTGGTGCCTCACCGATGACGACGGTAACTCGGTGATCCCCGGAGGGGATTTCGCCTACGTGCCATACGGTATCAACGCCGCGCGGTCGGCCGGCCAGCTCGTCGATCCGTCGAGCGCAGCCCCGGGTGACCTGATCTGTTTCGACTGGGACGGGGACGGCGTGGCCGACCACGTCGGCCTGGTCGAAGCGAACTACGGGTCGTGGGTGCAGACCATCGAGGGCAACACCTCCTCGGGAGCTGCGGGCTCCCAGTCCAACGGCGGTGGAGTCTACCGCCGGTCCCGCGACTGGGATGCCGTGTGCGCGGTCATCCGCCCTTATTACTCCGACGCGGCCACCGGCTCATCCGGCGGCTACACGGACATCACAGGAATCCAGCGCGCGGTTGGCGCGGCCGCGGACAACGTCCTCGGTCCCGACACCACGCGCCGCGTGTACGCGGTCGTGGCGGCGAGCTCGTGGGGCGGCCGCCAGTTCCCCCTGGGCGTCGAATACGTCCAGTCGATCATCGGAGCCGACCCGGACGGCATCTGGGGCGATGACTCGGACTTGGCGCACGACCGCGTGGTCGGCCAGCTGCAAAGCGCGGTCGGCGTCGAGGTCGACGAATACTACGGTGCCGTCACCAACGCGGCAATCAACCAGGCGCTCGCGGGCGCGGAGAAGGGAGACTGAGATGGATAAGCTGTTGATGGGGCTTCAAGCGGACCCCTTCATCACGACGGTGGTTATCGGCCTCATCTGGCCGATGGTGCAGGCCGCGCTGGACAAGCCGTGGTGGACGCGCCGCCGCCGCGTGGTGCTCCTCGTCGCGGTCGCTCTCGTCACGACTGCAGCCGTGTGGGTCTCCGGCTCGTACCCGGCGACGTGGCGTCTGCTGGTCACGCAGATGAGCGTGTTCCTGGGCGTCGCCTGGTCGGTCTACACAATGCTGTCGGCGCTCCGTATTAACGGCGCGAGCATCCTTGATTGGGTGGGCGCCGCGACTCCGGGCGGGCAGCCGCTCGATGAGCTGACGGGTAAGCCGGACAGCGCACGTGGTTGACATTATTGCTGACCCGAAGGTCGTCACAGCGATTGTCGCGGCGGTTGTTGCCATCATTGGCGCTGCCGCCGCGGCAGTCGTCGCGGGTCTACGGTACGTCGGCAGGTTGTTCGACGCGCGGCTTGCGCACATCTCGGAGACCGCGTCCGAGGCTCGTGATGCGGCGAAGAGCGCGGACAAGGAAATCAAGAACAACCACGACACGAACGTCCGCGACGACCTCGACAAGGCGATTGAGACTGTCTGGGTCGTCTCGGACCAGATCGGCGCTCTGTCAAAGCAGGTGACGGGTCTCCTCGATCAGGGTGCCCGAATGGAGGCAACGCTCAACGCGCACAGCGAGAGCCTCAGCTCGGTGCAGGCGCGCGTCGGACGAATCGATGAGCGTGGCTCCAAGATGGCCGCTGAGCTCCACGACGAGCGGACAGCCCGCGAGTCCTCGCAGCGCACCATTGACGAGCATGCCCATGACGCCCACGCCCGACTGCATGAGCGCCTCGACAGACTGCAGGAGAAGGTAGACAAATGGGAGGAACGACAGTGAGCGGAAACGTCACGCGCCTCGACGGCTCACCCGAACACCTCGCCTACATCACGGCGACCCTGAAAACACAGACGGGGGAAGCCACGTCCATGATGGCCGTCGGCCCCGTCTCGCGGGCAGCAAACCCCCGCGGACAGATCATGCTGCCCCTCGACCTCACGGAACCGACGCAGGTCCACCTGCGCCTCAGCGTCCCCGGCCGGACCCTGCGCGAAGCGACAGTCACGCTGAAGCCCGGTATGGCCTACACGCTCGCCAGCGTGTTCTCCGGCGAGGCGACGCCCACCCCGGCACCCCACCCCGGCACCCCAGACGTGAATGTCTCCGGTGACGGGGACACAGCAACCATCAGCGGAGTTGTCTCTGACGACGGGGACACAATCACAATCGGAGGCTAACCATGGCAAAGCCCACGCTCTATACGAAGCAAGGCACAGATCGAGCGATCGCGAAGGCCATCGAACCGCTCGCTACCAAGGAAGAACTCGCCAGAGCGTCAGCCGGCGGCAAGGTCGACCTCGCCGAATACGCCAAGCGCACCGACCTCGCAGCCCTGGCTACGCGCGCCGACCTCGCCGGATACGCCACACGCCAGCAGGTCGCTGACCTCCCGAGCCGCGCCGACCTCGCCGGATACGCCACCAAGACCGACGTAGCGGGCGTCGCCCGAACGAGTGATCTCACGGGCCTGGCTACCAAGGCCGAACTCACGGGCCTGGCCACTAAGGCCGACGTGGCGGGCGTGGCCCACACGAGTGATCTTACGGGCCTGGCTACCAAGGCCGAGCTCACCGAAGCGCTGAAGCGTGTCGGCATCACTGTGTGCTCCACGGAGGCCGAAGCGCAGGCCCTGCCGGACGGCACGCTTTACTTCCTCGTCTCCGGGGCCACCCCCGCGCCCACCCCGCAACCTGGCCCCGCCCCCGCTGTGGGACCGACGCTCGTCAACTCCGCAGCCGGGCAGGTCGTCGGACAGACCGTGACAGTCAAGGTCGATGGCAAGGCCGGAGACAAGATCGTCATCGGCCTCAACGAGAAGGCCCAGGGCACGCCCGCAAATCTCACTCTGCCCCAGGGCTGGGAACAGATCGTTGACCCTTACTGGGTCGGCACCATACGCGCCGTCGTTATCACTGGTCCGTGGGCGCCCACCGTCACTCTGACGATGAGCCAGGTCGCCGAGATTGGCTGGGCTGCGGCCTCGATCCGAGGAGCCTCCACGATCAAGGCGGGCGACGTCAAGAAGCGCCAGGCCCCGCCGACGGAGACCACGACCTGCACGGCTCCCGCGCTCGCGGGCGAGGGTGTGGTGCTGGGGTTCGCGTTCGAGCGGACGAGTGCAGTTGAGTCCTCGGAGCAGGTGACTGTCTCCGCTGGTTGGGAAAAGCTGGCCTTCGCGGCGCAGGAGGGTGTGAATTATCAGACGGTGACGTTGGCTCGCCGCATGGGCTCGCAGCCGGTGGACCTGGTCGTCACGTATCCGAACGCGCAGGGGTCCAACGGCCTCGCGGTGCAGGTGATCGCGCATGCCTGACCTCGTTGTTTACGAGCGTCGCCGCGCGGGCGGGGACTTGCCGGGGGTTGTGAGGATGCGTCGCCGCGCGGGCGGGGATGTGAGCCTGTCGCGGCGCGCGCCGTCAACGCCGGTGATCCCTGCCGGCGAAGACGTGGTGACGGCCTTCCTGTCGCGGCGCCCGTTCTACATCAGTCATAGGATGGGCGGCACCGAATATCCCGAGTTCACGCATGCTGGCCTCAATGCCTCGTTGCGCGCCGGCTTTAAGGCGCTCGAGTTGTCCGTGCGGAGGTGCGCCTCGGGCGAGTTCATCGCTATTCACGACTGGAAAACATCGAGGACCGTGCCGGGCACGGACTACCAGATTTGGAACACGCCGTGGTCGACGCTGCGCACGCTCCGCCAGGCCTCGGGTGGGTTCATGCGCCTGACGGACATTATCGATCAGGTGCCGGATGACATCGTGCTCGCGATCGACCACAAGACCACGTCTTCGGAGGACCAGCGCAATCCGGGTGACCTGGCGGCCGAAGAGCAGCTGTTCGATTACTTGGACACGACGTTCGGTGGCCATCCGGAGCGCAGGGTCTTGTGGAAGGTCTTTGCGAAGGGGACCGGAGCAAAGCGCGCGAAGGCCCGTGGCTACAAGGTCATGGCGATGCTCTACCCGAACGAGGTCGCGGCCTCGGACTTCTCCCAGTGGGATGTCATCGGGATGGAGTGGAGCGCCGGCGCGGACGTGTGGAATCGCCTGAATGCTTCGGGCAAGCCGACGATCGCGCACATCATCGTCAATGACTCGCAGGCGCGCCAAGCGCTCGCGAAGGGAGCGACGGGGCTGATGGCCTCGTACCCCTCCCTCGTCCATCCGTAGGCGTATCCGCGTCGACGAGGAAGGCCCCCACCACCCAGTGCTCGGGTGGTGGGGGCCTTCTTTCATGAAAACACTAGTGATCAGGCAAGAACATGCGAGTCCATCCTCGCTGTCAGCGCTGCATCGCGCTCGCGGGTCGCGTGTTGATACCTGAGCGCGACGTCTACGTCGCTGTGCCCGCCTCGGTGGAGGAGCTCGGCAAGAGTAGCGCCCTGTTGAGCGAAGATTGTCAGGCCCGTATGCCGGAGGTCGTGGAACTTGAACCATGGGATGTTTGCAGCGGTGCGTGCTTTCTCCCAGGACGCGCGCAGGGAGTTTGGGTGGATCGGCAGACCCCGAGTGCTCTCGGGGTGCAGGAGCCAGGACGTAGGCGCAGCATCGACGTGTATGTCGAGATGTGCGCGTAGCGCGGGCACGAGGGAAGCGGGGATGACGATCTCACGCACACCAGCCGCGCTTTTCGGTGGGGTCTCGACCGGGCCGACACCAGTCAGGTACTGCACCTGACGCTCAATCCGCAGGCTCGGCGGCGTGGCGTCGAGGTCGAGGTCGCGTCGCTGTAGGCCGATTGCCTCGCCGAGGCGGGTCTGACACCACGCCGCGAGTAGCACGGCGACGCGCAAATGAGAGGGCATGGCGTTCGCCGCGCCCTGGACTTCCTCGGGAGTAGCAACCTGACGCTCACGATCCCGCGTCGGCACGTGCTTCTGCCCTTCCGGAACGCGGCAAGGCGTCGCCTCTACGTGCCCAGCCTTAACCGCCGCGCTCATGCACGCGGAGAGAGTCATGTAGACGGGGCGGGCGACGCCTGGCCCGTGCTCGCGCCAGACATCCTGGTACCAGGTATCCACATCCTCGACGCTGATTGAGCTGAGCGGCTGAGTTCCAAACCACTCGACAAGGCGTCGCATCCGATAGGTGTGCGTCTGAATCGTTTTTGGCGTGCGGCCCAGTCGCTCGAGCGAGGCGAGCCACCGCGCCGACCACTCGGCAAACGTCGTCGCCGCGCGCGCGACAGCCTGCCCTTCGGTGCGCTCGCGCTCGCGAGCCTTCTTGGGGCTGGTCCAGTGCCCGGCGCTGATCTCGGCCTCGGTGCGAGCTAGGAAGGCGCCGGCGTCGCCCTTGCGGACGAACGAGCGTCCGGCAGTGTATTTGCCGCCGTCAGGTCCGGTGTAGCGGGCCTCGTACCTGCCCGAGCGATTCTTGCGGATCGAGCCGAACGATCGGCGGCCGCTCATGTGTCCTCCTCCATGTCGAGTGGCGCAGAATCTTTTTCCACTGCCTGCGCCACGCCTGCGCCACTATCGATGGTACATCCTGATACATCCTGATACATGCGCCCGGGGCAGTGGGCGGGTGGAAATCGTTGCAAGCGCAGTAAAAACCCCGGAATCTCAATGAGATTCCGGGGTGTAGGGTGGAGATGGGGGGAATCGAACCCCCGTCCAGTGGCCGGCCCCGAATTCTTCTCC